TCCAAGATGCAAGTATACTGTCGAGGAATTTCGACACTACTCGTATGTAGTTGACAAGCTATCTGGCAACATAACGCCGAAGATCGAGGACAAGCATAATCACCTGGTGGATGCACTACGTTATAGCGTGGTGCCAATTATGAAACGACAAGGGGCGCATAGTGTGCCGGATATTTCAGGAGGCTGGTAAATGACGAACGAAGAACTAAAGCGACTCAAAAGCGAGTTTGACATGGACCGGCAGCAAATTCGGCGAAATTGGGCATACACGCAAGGTAAGAACCCAACGGTATTAGGCCAGTACCCGAAGAAAGACCCGGACAACCGAATACCCGTACCTTGGGCAAAGATGGCCGTCGAGGATATGACAGGGTACATGGGTAAGGTTTCGCTGTATTGGGACAACCTTACCACCGAAGCGAGCGCCGCCGAGGACATGAAAGAGGATGAGTACATTCAGAAGATGAAGGTAATTCTTGATTGGAACGACTGGGACTTGACGATTGAAGAAGCACGAAAGACGGCCCTGTCTTTTGGTCGGTCGTATATCTTAGTATGGTACGCCGAGGACATGGTGGAATTTGCATTGGTACGTAATTCAGAATGGCAACTCATCCACTCCAACGACATCAAGCCGAAATTGCTATCGGCAATCCACTGGATGAGCGACAAGGTAGCGCACGTCTACACAGATGTCGCTATGGAAGTATGGCGAGAGTCAAACGGCGATTGGCGACACATCGAAGAAGAAGATGTACCGCACTTTTTCAAAGCCGTACCATTGGCCGTGTTCCCGATCAACTACGAGCAGGCGCCACTATTCGAGGCGGAGAAAAGCCTCATCGATGCTCACGACCAACTCATTTCCAAGAGCCAAAACGAGATTGACCGATTCAACGCCCTGATTGCATTGTTCCCCGGCAAGATCGACAAGGCGTTTATCCAGAAGCTGAACGAGATAAAAGCAATCGACGACCTTGGACAATACGACCATTGGCCTGAGTATCTCGAAAAGTCTTTAACGAACATCGACGCATTCTACAACAATCTCGCAGATCGGTTTGAACGTCTTTACCACAAGTCAATCAAGGTGCCGGACTTCTCGGACGAAAACTTCGGAGGACAGTCCACGGGGATTGCGCTTGCTTACAAGCTACTTGGCTTAGAGTTCAAAGCTACCACCATCGAGACATATTTCAAGCAGGGAATTGTCAAGCTTGTTGAACTGATCAATCAAATTATCCGCATTACCACAACCGGTATGAACCCAGATGACTACAAGATGACTATTCACAGCGAACGACGTCTACCTGTTGACAAGACTGCGGCGGTACAGATTGCGGTCGCCTTGGCCGGGCTTGGGGTGTCTATGGAGACGGTACTCAAGAGCCTACCGTCAGACATTATCGGCGACGTAGAGGAAGAATTGAAACGAATTGAGGAATCGAGTCCAGAGGTGCCGGAGATGCTTGCTGAATGACAATCATCCAACTATTCGGACGACAACACCAACTAACCACCGAGCAGACCGAGAGGACGTTTCGGGAAAATGTGTTGCCCGAGTATCGGCAGGCGTTTCGGGAGATTGACGAGAACTTGAAGGATACTTATCTAAAGCTACAGGCCGGTACAAAGCCAGAAGATTACTTCAATGAGGTTCTGAAATACGGCAGATACCGGTCGTTGATGGAATCCACAGCCTCGGCATACAACACGGCAGCAAAGCGTGCCGGGCTTTATCTGAAAGCATCGAGCGAAGCCAACTTCGCAAACAGTTTTTATATGCGACAATACGGCTACCAATGGGTAGTGCCACAGTATCTCAAGACCGTGAGCTACCTACCTCAAGCCCTGATTGACTTGGCTGTCTTGGGTACTCCCGAGGTTTGGTCAGAAATAGCACAACGGGAACGGGATAGGATAACCGCTATTTATGGCACAACAGACGCCTATACACCGCAATACGGCACTTTGTCACAGATACTCAACGCAGACGCTACCAGACAACTACAGGCCGTCAATAATGCAATAACCCAAGGATTCATCCGGGGACAAAGCTATACCAACGTTGCCAAGCGAGTACGTAATGCCTTCAACACCACCGCATCGAACGCCTTACGAATCGCACGTACAGAAGGGAATCGATTGTCGAACGCCGGTAACTTCGCCACATCGCAAGCGGCCAAAGAACAAGGGGCAAGGATAGTCCGACAATGGGACGCTACCTTAGACGGAAGGACACGAGAGGACCACGCAAGGTTAGACGGCAAGCAAGAGGACGAGAACGGGTATTTTACTATCGACGGCATGAAGGCACAGTACCCGAGTCACTTCGGTGTTGCGAGGATGGACATCAACTGCCGGTGCGGAATTTTAGATACCATCGATGGAGTATCACCAGAGGCAAGGACAGGAAGAAACCCGTTCACCGGCAACCGAAACGAAACTATATCGCTCCAGAGCTTCGACGAATGGGCCAAGGAAAACAATCTAGCCTACAAGAATGGAATTTTGCGACCAAGTACTTGACATATAGTAAAATTACTATATACTGATTACAAATATCGCTCGGGGACAAGATCGCCGGGGGAGAGGAGAAACGATGCTAATCGACGAAATCAAGAAAATCGCCCGTGATGATGCAGACATTACCGGAATAGAAAAGATGATCGGTGACCTGGACCCGTTGAAGAACCTAAAGACGAAAGAGGATGCGCTTGCATTTATCGAACGTAACCAGGTATTCAAGCAGGCATTGGACTTTGAAACCACCAAGCGTGTAGACAATGCGCTGAATAAGTTTCAAACCGAAAAACTTCCGACCATATTGGAAGAACGATTAGCCGAAGCACAAAGCCCAAAAGAAACGCCGGAACAAAAAGCCCTTCGGGATATGCAGGCCAAGCTTAAGGCAATGGAAGAAAAGGAAGCATTCTTGCAACGCAAGGATACCTTTAGAGCCAAAGCCAAAGAATTAGAACTTGACGAGGATATTGCCGAGCGACTTGCGAACTACGGCGACCAGGCACTTGAGACACTTGAGTTTTTGGGTGATAAAATTAAAGGGAAAGTTTCTTCCTCGGTTGAGGCAGAAATTAAGAACCGACTTGGAGGACAGGCACCTAAGAAAGCCGAGGACTCTGGGGACTTTGACATAAACAAAGAAATGTCAAAGTTTAGTTATTTATAAGGTGGGGGCAAGGCCTCCACACTACAGGAGGCTTTTATGAGTAATGCTTTTGTTACCGCCAATCTAATCGCTCAACGGGCTTTGCCCTTGTTGGCCGAAAAGACCGCAATGTTACCCCTTGTCTATCGTGGTTACGATGACGCCTTCAAGAAGGCTGGGGACACTATCCAAGTACGCAAGCCAGTACGTCAAACCGCTATTGATATGTCCGGGGATATCTCTTCGAGCTACGCCGGCGTCCAAGAGACCGGGGTGAACATCCAGTTGTCTAACCAATATGGGGTGCCTGTATCGTTGACTTCCAAAGAAATGTCCTTGAACATCGATGACTTTACCCGAATGGTTACCGCCCCTGCTATCAACGCAATCGCCGAGAACATCAACGGTAATATCTTGGGTCTGTACAAAGACATTCCCTACTTTACCGGAACTTCTGGCGCAGCACCTTCGAGCCTGTCGAACCTCGCACAAGCCGCAAAGATTCTTAACACCAATCTTGCACCTTCAGAAATGCGTGCCTTGGTTATGGACTTTGCTGCCGAAGCTAAACTTCGTGAGCTTGACAGCTTGGTAGGGGTTGACAAATCCGGAACTAACGAAGCCCTTCGCCGTGGTATCTTGGGCCAGATTTACGGCATGATGCTTGCATCTGACAGCCAAGTCAAAACCCATGCTTCTGGAACTTTCACTGCCGCAACTACTCCTTTGACTAACGGTCCGATTGCCGCAGGAGCAACTACTTTGACCATCGATGGTGGAACCGGAACCAACACCCTTTTGGTTGGTGACCTTATCCAGATCGGTGATGAGCAGTTTACTGTAACCGCTAACGCCGCCGCAGTTGCTGGGGCTATCTCTGTAAGCGTATATCCTGCTACCAAGGCAATCATCGCAGACGGAACCCCTGTAGTATTTCCTGATAAGACCGCAGGGGGCCACGTTGCAAACCTCGCATTCCAACAGGACGCCTTCGCTCTTGCAATGGCACCTCTTGCACCTCCCATGGGTGGGGCAGATTCGGCAGTCGTTAACTTCAAGGGCCTGAGCATTCGTGTTGTCATGGACTACAACTTCAACGTAGACAAGAACATCGTTCGTTTTGATGTACTCTACGGTGTGAAAACCATGTTCCCCGAATTGGCTGTACGCCTCTTGGGTTAGTCGTTCGAGTAATTACCCCGGAGCAATCCGGGGTTTTATAGGGGCTATTATGAAATGTGCCAAG